CGCTGGAGGATTTGGGGGTGATCGCGTGAACAGGGCGGAGCTGCGCGCGCTGGTCGCCGCCTACCGTGAGAAGCTGAACGCCGTCACCGCCCCGCTGGACGACGAAGCTGCGCTGGAGGTGGTCCGCCTGTTCCCGGTCTGGGCGGCAGGGCGGAGCTGCCGGACGGGCGAACGACTGCGCTATCACGGCGAGCTGTACCGGGTCCTGCAGGATCACACCGCGCAGGCAGACTGGACGCCCGACGCAGCGCCATCCCTCTACGTCCGCGTCGCCGCGCCGGGGACGATCCCGGAATGGGTGCAGCCCCTGGGGGCGGAGGACGCCTACCGCACCGGAGACCGCGTGCGGCACGGGGGAAGGATCTGGGAGTCGCTCGCGGACGCAAACGTCTGGGAGCCCGGCGCAGCCGGGACGGAAACGCTTTGGAAGGAGGTATCCGAATGAGAACGGACAGAAGCTGGTGGCGGGCCGCCGGGATCCGCGCCCTGCGCACCGTGGCCCAGACCGCCGTGGCCAGTCTCGGGACGGCTGCGGTCCTTTCGGACGTGAACTGGCTGGCTGTGGCAAGCGCATCCGCGCTGGCAGGCCTGCTCAGCCTGCTCACGAGCCTGGCCGGACTGCCGGAGGCGGAGCGATGACGGTTACGGACGCCATCCGGCTGGCCGATCTGACGCGGCCCAACGAGCTGGACCGGGAGCTGAAGCTGCGCTGGCTCTCCGGCCTGGACGGAAGGCTGAACGCCGAGGTGCTGGCCCCGCACGGGAACGCGGTGGAGCTCTCCCCCTATACCCAGCAGACGCCGCCGAAGACCGAGCTCCTGGTCCCCTGGCCCTACGACGACATCTACGTGCGGTATCTGGTCATGATGATCGACTTTGAGAACGGGGAGTTCGCCCGCTACAACAACGACGCCGCGGCCTTCAACCGGATCTGGCAGAGCTGGGCCGGATTCTATACGCACAACCACAGCCCCGCAGCGCGGACGGCGCTGCAGTTTTAGAAAGGAGTGACGCCGAATGGCTGAACGAAGCAAAGCCCGCCAGGTCGAATACTACGACCCCGACGGCAACGTGCAGTCCGGCTGGTACAAGGACAACCGCGTCTACCAGGACGAGGCCGGCACGATCCCCATCCCCACCGGCAGCACCTATCAGGGCGACGGCGGCCGCTACTACCGGATGACGAAGTACGGCGACGTCCTCTGGGCCGATCCGAATCGGACCGACAGCGACGGCCACTGGATCGCCCAGGGCAACCACTGGTATCAGACCGCCCAGGATCTGATGGAAAAGCAGCTCCGCAGACCCGGCTTCTCCTACGACCCGACGCACGACGCCCTGTATCAGGGCATGAAGAACGAATTCGTGCGCCAGGGCAAGCGGGCGATGTCGGACGCGATGGGACGGGCCTCCGCCATGAGCGGCGGCTACGCCTCCTCCTACGCCGAGAGTCTGGGTCATCAGGCCTATGCCGAGCAGCTCGGCAAGCTGTCAGAGATGATCCCGGAGCTCTACGACCGGGCCAGGAAGGATTATGACGCCGAGACGGAGCGTCTGATGAAGAACGTCGAGCAGGCCCTCGGCTTCTATGACAGCGACTATCAGACCTATCTCAACGCGATGGAGGCAGACCGCGAGGCGCTGGCCTTTGAAGCCGAAAACGAGCGCTGGAACAAGGAGTTCCAGAATGACAACGACCACTGGGAGCGTGAGTTCCAGAACGAAAACAGCCATTGGTCGCAGGAATTCAACACCGAAAACGCCCACTGGGATAAGGAGTTCAAGCAGCGGCAGAAGGAATGGAACGACCGCGTTGCCGCCGGTCTGCACGGGGCAGGCGACGCCTACGCGCTGGCGATGCTCTCGCTGATGCAGGGCGAGCCGGTATCCGACGAGCTGCTGGAGGCCGCCGGGCTGGACCCTGAATTTGCCGAGCAGCTCCGACGCTACTACGCCAACGCCCAGGGCTGAGACGGAGGAAGGAGAAGAAATGGAAGAAGAAATCAAGCACACCGAACCCGAACAGCCCGCTCCCCTTGCGGAGCAGGCGGAGCCGAAGGAGGATTTCCAGTCCCTGATCCGCGGCAAATACCGCGCCGAGTATCTGCGCCACGCGGCCGGTCTGCTGGCGGCCCAGGCCGAGGAGCAGCGCCGCTACGGAAGGTACCGCGAGATCCGCCGTCAGGCAGAGGCCTTGCGGGCCGAGCATCCCGAATTTGATCTGAACCGCGAGCTGGAGGACCCCGGCTTCGCCGGTCTGCTCCGCAGCGGGGTGGACCTTCGCGTGGCCTGGGAGGCCGTTCACCACGACGAGCTTGCCCGGAGCCGCGAAAACCGCTTTGCCTCCGAGGCCCAGCCGCTGGAGAACGCCCTGGAATCCCAGGCGGCGATCCTCCGCGCAGACCCCCGCAAGCTGACCCGTCAGGAGCGCCGTCAGCTCCGCCGCAGAGCGGCGCGGGGCGAGGAGATCGTCTGGTAGCCGACTGCCGACGCCCCCCGGATGAATCCAACCAGAACCGATGATTTGAAAGGAGCTTTCATATGTCCATGAATCTTACCGTCAACACCACCGCAGGCGACGCCAACGCCTTCGATCCCGCCTCCGTCCAGGTCACGGGCGCGATGAGCCCGACCATGAAGACCTATTACAACACCGAGCTGCTTGAAAACGCCCGTCCGCGGCTGATCTTCTCCCAGCTCGGCAAGTCCCAGTTCCTGCCCGCCGGTCACGGCGAGAGCGTCCAGTGGCGCAAGTGGAACACCTTTGACAAGGCCCTCACCCCGCTGACCGAGGGCGTGATCCCCACCGGTCAGAAGTTCGGTCAGTCGGCCATCGCGGTCTCCGTGCAGCAGTACGGCGACTATGCCGCCATCTCCGACCGTCTGAATCTGCACGCGGTGGACAACGTCATCCTCGGTGCGGCGGAGGAGATGGGCGCTGCCGGCGGCGAGACCGCCGACACCCTGGTCCGCAACGAGCTTTGCACCGGCACCTCCGTCCTCTATGCCGACACCGTGGACGCCAACGGCGTCGCCGTTGCGACCCCGGAGGCCAGATACGAGCTCTCCGCCGACAACAACCGCCTGACCCCCGACGTGGTCAACAAGGCCTACACCTTCCTCAAGAAGCAGAAGGCGCCCTACTTTGAGGGCGGCAAGTACGTCGCCGTCATCCATCCCTCGGTCAGCTACGACCTGCGCTCCCATCCCGACTGGCTGGAGGTGCACAAGTACGCCGCGACGCGCGAGATCTTCGAGGGCGAGATCGGCGAGCTGCACGGCGTCCGCTTCGTGGAGTCCACCGAGGCCCCGATCTTCAACGGCGGCAGCCTCTACACCGACGAACAGGCCTGGCTGACCGTGAGCGCCTACGCTTCCAACGACAGCACCGCCGCCGCACAGTTCGGCCAGACCTCCGCCTGGAAGGTCACGCTCAAGGAGAGCCTGACCGCCGAGCAGGCCGAGGCTCTGGTGGGCCGCAGGGTCCAGTTCCGCGACGCCTCCGCGCAGAAGCTTGCCGGCTCCGGCGAGATCGTCGGCGCAACGGCAGCCGGCGGCCTGGTCTGGCTGGCTGCGGAGCCCCCCGTCGTCCTCTCCGGCGCGTCCGGCAGCGAGGACACCCTGCTGCCCGGCGAGGGCGGCAACGCCGAAAACGGCCCCTGCGCGGTCTACGGCACCCTCTTCTTCGGCAAGGACGCCTTCGGCGTCGTTGACCCCGAGGGCATGGGGATGGAGATGATCATCAAGGACGCCAGCCAGATCGGCGGTCCGCTGAACCAGTTCTCCACCGTGGGCTACAAGTTCGAATCCGCCGCGAAGATCCTCTATCAGAACCGTATGGTTCGCGTGGAATCCTGCTCGGCCTACTCCGGCACGGACGAAGCGAACTGATCCCAAAAGCGGGAAGCAGCGGTCCAGGCCGCTGCTTCCCGGCAGCCTTCGCCTGACGGCGAAAGAAAGGAGATTCCCATGCATTATCCTTCCATGCAGGTCCCGAAGCGGAAGCGGTACCGGATCGGGCGCTTTTACGGGCTGAACTGCCGCGACGACGCGCCGGAGGGCAGCTTTCGCTCAATGGAGAACGGCTCCTCCGCCGACGCGCCGCTGTTCCGCGTTCGGCGCAGGCGCACGAGCCCCGAAGCTCTGGACGGCAACCCCTGCGCCCATCTGCTTGCCATCGGCGGGACGGGCGTGCCGGTGCTTCTGGATCAGAGCGGAACGATCTGGTCCGGCGGCCACTGCTGCTCCCGCGTTCTGCCGCATCGCCTCTCCTTCTCGCTCCGCCCGGAGGAGGCCGGGACGACGGCCCGGGTGCTGGACGCGGAGGCGCTGCGGGCCGCGCTGCCGCTGGACGGGATCTTCCGGTTTACCTATGACCGGGACGCCGGCTGCTGGCAGCGCGACGACGGCGGCGGCGTCATCCCCGACGGGGCCATCGACTGCCAGCCGCAGCCGGACGACGGCGAGGGGCTTGAGATCCAGGCCTCGACCGCCCTGCTCAGCAGCGCACGCCGCTCCATGGTCTTCCTCGGCGGCTGGGTCTGCATCTTCCCGGACGGCGTGTACGTGAACGCCGCCCGCCTGCACGAGCAGCAAAGCCTGCAGCCCGATCTGGACTACGGCGCGATCAACGTGGAAAACACCTGCGCGGCGGGCCGCCTGTACGCCGTGCCCTGCGACATCGACGGCGTGAGCCGGAGCGTCATCTGGGCGGACGTTCCGCCGGACGGAGGACTGTGGGTGGACACGAGCGCAGAAACCCCGACGGTCAGCGCATGGTCGCAGAGCGACGGACTGTGGAAGGCGGTACAGCCCTATATCCGTCTGGAGGCCCCGGGCATTGCGCGCGGTCTGGCGGCGGGCGACGCCGTGGACTTCGTCTGCCGTCTGAACACCGAGGTCGGCGGCGAGGACGAGCTGACCGACGCGCTGAACGGCACGGCGATCCTCACCGCCGCCTGGCACGACCCCGGCGCGTCGGGGCGGCCCGCCGGAACGAACGACTACGTGGTGCTGCCCGGTCTGGTCTCCCAGCCGCGGACGATCTTTTTGACGGGCTCCGACAACAGCTTTCTGACCCTGCGGCGCAAGATGCCGGAGATGGACTACGTGGTCGAATGCCAGAACCGGCTCTGGGGCTGCCGCTGGGGCGGCGGCGTCAACGAGCTCTACGGCTCCAGTCTGGGCAGCTTCAAAAACTGGTCGGTCTTCGAGGGCCTGTCCACCGATTCCTACCGCGTCAGCCGGGGCGTGGGCGGGGCCTTCACCGGCGCGGCTGTCCTGGGCGGCTGCCCGCTCTTTTTCCGCGCCGACAGTCTGGAGAAAATCTACCCATCCGCAGGCGGGGATCACGGCGTGGTCACGGTCAGCCTGGAGGGGATCGCCCCCGGAAGCGCCCGGAGCGCCGTGGTCATCCGCGACAAGCTCTACTACCGCTCGCCGGGCGGCTTCTGCTGCTACAGCGGGAGCCTGCCCGTCCGGATCTCCGACCCGCTCGGCAAGACCTGGCTGGGCCCGACCTCAGCCGGAGCCTTGGGCCCGGATTACTACGCCGCCGTGGAGGA